TAGCCATCTCGACTAATGGCACTGGGCGGTTGTTTATTGATGCGAATGGGAATGTTGGTGTTAATGCAAGTTCTCCCAAAGGCACAACAACTGCAGTTGCCAATATCCAGTTTGGGAATTCTTCGCAGATTGTGGGTCGCGCTGGCGGTGCCGGATTGTACATTAACAATAATTTGTATTTTACTGGTGACCCTCTTGCTAACTTTAGTAATGCTAAATATGTAAGTTCTACTCTTGCTGGCGGCTTACTTTTAAGCGCAGGACAACTGCAATTCTTTAATGCTCCTGCGGGTACAGCGGATGCAGGTGCCACTCTGACCGAACGCCTCCGCATCACAGCGGACGGGAAACTAGGTCTGGGGACTAGTAGCCCTGGTGCGTTGTTATCTCTATATGCTGGAGCAACCAGTGAATACTTTAGATGTGGCGGAAACGGTACAACCGCACGTGACCTCGTTTTCTCGGCCACAACAGGTACAAATGCAGGGGACACTCATACTTTAAACGCAAGCAGCTCTACAGGGCAGTTAATACTTTCAACAGCTAGCACGCCACGGATGCTTATTGACTCCTCAGGCAACGTAGGGATTGGCACTACGAGTCCTGCGTATCAGTGTGTAGTAGAAGGGTCGACTCCATACTTGCAGCTCAAGCAAGCAGGAACAAATACTGGAAGTTCGCGTGTCATCTTTGGAGATGCCGATACTGCATCTCCTGGTCAGATAATCTACGACCATTCCAATTCATCGCTTCAGGCAGTCGTTAATGGCACCGAACGCGCCCGCATCGACAGCTCCGGCAGGTTGTTAGTTGGCACGTCTACCAGTAGGACTAATGGTGGTCAAACGCCCCAGCTTCAACTGGAGTCAACAACAGCCAACGGAAGTTCGTTTTCTCTAACACAGAACCAAGCGGATGCAAATAGCTCGATTCTTTTATTTGGCAAGACTAGATCAACAACTGTTGGTGGCAGCGATATAGTTGCTGCTAATGATCGCCTGGGTTCAATTCGGTTTTCCGGTGGTGACGGCACTGATCTGACGTCAATCGGTGCATCGATTGAGGTTTTTGTAGACGGCACCCCTGGCGCTAACGACATGCCGGGCAGGCTAGTGTTCTCCACTACTGCCGATGGAGCGAGCAGCCCGACGGAGCGGATGAGGATCAAGAACGACGGCACGATCAACTTCTCCAACGTCGCCGTCTATGCCGATAACGCCGCTGCCAAGACTGGTGGTCTTGTCGATGGGGATGTGTACCGCACCTCCACTGGCGACCTGAAAATCGTTTACACCTAAACCTCGTAGTCCTACTCACTAACAGGGTGGGTGACCGACCCGTAACTGGTCACATAAACCTTTTAACCTGAGACCATGACCACTACCTACACCTGGAACGTAGCCAACCTTGAAAGAGAGACCTCGGACGGCTACGTATTTATTGTCCACTACACTGTGGACGCCAAGGATGACACCTATAGCGCTGGCGCTTATGGCAGTATCGGCCTAGAGCGCCCTGCAGAGGGGATGATTCCGTTTGCTGATTTGACGCCGGAAATTGTCACCCGCTGGGTCCGCGAAAAATTTGGGCCTGAAAGGGTGTTTGAAATTGAAGCCGCTCTTCAGAAGCAGATTGACGAACAGCGGACTCCGACCACATCACAAGGAATTCCTTGGAGCAATGTTACTGGAGTCCAATACGAACCGACGGTGCTACCAGAAGAAGAGGAGGAAGTCGTCCCGGTAACACCTGATGTAGATGAGTCTGTTCCAGAAGCTCCTACCGAAGAAGAGCCTGCCCCTGTGGTTGGTGTTGACGCTGAGCTTGCGCCAGTAGACAACGACACTACTGAGCCCGATGGAGGTGATGTATGACGCTAATCCTGCAGCGTCCAACTGGATCAAAGCTCACCCTCCGCCAAACGTACATCGGCACCGATGACCCTGATGCTGCTGCGTACATAGCGGCTGTAGAAGCTGCTGATGGTGAAGCCCTAGAGACTGGTGTTCAAGTGGCAATCCACTCGTTTGTGAAGGGCTGCAAGAATGATGGTATCTGGGATGCGATTAAGGCGAGTTGTATTTTGGCTGGTGCTAGGACGTTAGCTGGAGCTTTAGTGCCGCTGGTGGGTGCTGCGCCTACTAACTACAACTTCGTAGCTGGGGACTACAACCGTGAGACGGGGTTGATTGGTGATGGCAGCACTAAGTATTTGGATAGCAACAGAAATAACAATAGTGACCCGCAGGATAATTTCCATATGTCCTGTTATAGAACATCAGGGACGCAAAGAAATGAACTTTTTATGGGTACAGATAGCACAGCCGAAGCAGGGTCGTCTGTGTTTCTGCAACTCACTACTTTGTTTGTTATTAGATGTAGAACGCTTGGCGCCCAGGGCCTTTCAGTCAACCCATTAAATTTTATTGGCATTTCACGTTCGGCGTCTGGCTTTTACGTTAGAAGGGTGAATGCAAGCAACGCAATAATATCAACACCATCAGATGGAAATAGATCGCAGAATATAAATGTTTTTGCTGGTGGTGGCGTGGCATCGGGGAAAGCAACATGCCGCATCGCCTTCTACTCCATCGGCGAATCCCTAGACCTCGCCCTGCTCGATACTCGTGTCACCGACTTAATGACCGCAATCGGAGTGGCAATCCCATGACCTACACAAACCACGACCCTTTAGTCACTGCCCCTACCCCGCCTGAGATTTATGATTTCAGTGATGTCATTTTGGTGCTTCCAGAGAAGCAAGATTATCGCGTTGAGAAATGGAGGAGAACGAAGATAACTCCTTGTCCCATTGTGTCCTATTGTACAGACTGTAGGAAATATTTGCCTATCACCGAGTTCTATGTTCACAACAAAAAGAACCGAGCACGCAAGGACATTCTCGGTCAAGCCCGTGGATCATATTGCAAGGCTTGTGCTAACGAGCGCTTTCTTAAGCACGACATTAGATCCAAGCTTTTGTATGCCGCGAGGAACAGGGCGCGCATGAAAGGGTTTGAATGCAATCTAACGATAGACGATATTGTTGTTCCAGAATACTGCCCTGTTTTAGGTATTAAGCTTGAGGCCACGGTAGGCAAGGGCAGGCGCAATCTAAACGAGCTGGACCACTCTCCTAGCCTTGATCGAATTGACAATGGCAAGGGTTACGTCAAGGGCAACGTAATGGTCATTTCCTTTAGAGCCAATAACATCAAGAAAGATGCAAATCTGCAGGAGCTAAAAGCCTTGGTGAGATACCTAGAGGAGTTTGGCTCTTCTGCCACTAATCAAACGGAGGTGTTGCGATGAGCTGGATTATTACGGGGACTCAGAAGAACAACTGGACTCCTGTTGACATTGATACGGCGCTTTGGCTGGGATGCTGCGGATTCGAGCACGATTACTGAGAGCGGTGGAGCTGTTAGCCAATGGGATGACAAGAGCGGCAACGGACGAAACGCATCGCAGCCCAGCTCAGTGCTGCAACCGACTTATCTTCCGACAGGCTTCAATGGAAAGCCTACGCTCGAAACCGACGGAAGCGACGTTCTTGAACTCGGCGTAACTTCACTTGGCCGAAACGTCGGCGGCATCACCGCGGCAATTGTCGGCGTACATCCAGCCGGAGCAAGTTTTAGCAACAACGCGAATGAAGTTTATATTAGCGCGGCAATAAACGCTGAAACTACACGGTTTGCTTTTACGCCAAACCCATCGGCAAGCACAGCCAATCGATATGCATTCGCTGGAAGACGCTTGGATGCGGATTCGTATCAAACAGCATCAAGTTCCACTAATTCAGTTGCGAACAGTGGCAACCCGTGGATTCGCGTGGGCCAGATAGTATATTCGTCCGGTGTAGCAAATCACTGGACCGATGGCACGCAAGACCTAACCAACAAATCATTCCAAACGACTGGAGTTACAAGCGACACAGATTCACTTCGTGGATCAGTATTTGGTGGGATCGCAGGACTACCGAACGGTTCACAGCTCTGCGAAATCGTGGTTGCACACTCAACGATGGCCACCGCTGTCCGACAGAAACTAGAAGGCTACCTAGCCCACAAATGGGGACTCACTGCAAACCTCCCTGCTGATCACCCGTACAAAACAGCAGTTCCTGTACCTTAACCCGCCCTCGTAGTGTCCCCGACTAATCCTTCTAAGTATGCCAACGCAACTCATCAAGAAGTACATCGAAGAACTTGCTCGTTGGTTGCGTAATCAAAACGATTATGATGACTTCGAGTATGGAACAGAAGTCATCCCTGGGGACAAAACGTGGTGCAAGCACTGTGAATCTTGTTCCTGTAAAATACAAAGTAAGGATGATAATTAGTTAGATGTCACAGACTAAGGCCCAATTAATTTCTGACGGAAGTATCGTCAATGCTAGCATTAACGCCTCGGCTGCCATCTCTGGTACAAAAATCAACCCAGATTTCGGCAGCCAGACGATTAAAACGACTGGCACAATTGGCATTGCTGTCACACCAGCAGCAAACACACGCTTAGACCTTAATGGGGCGTACGCAGGTAATGTTACGGCCGTATCGGCTCTAGATATCAACTGCAGCGCCGGTAATTACTTCACTAAAACCATCAGTACTAATAGCACTTTTACTTTCTCCAATGTTGCCTCCAGTCGAGCTATTGCCTTCACTTTGGAACTAACCCACACCAGTGGTACGGTTACATGGCCAGCATCCGTGAAGTGGCCAAGCGATGCAGCCCCTACACTGACGACAGGGAAAACGCATCTGTTTATGTTCGTAACCGACGACGGTGGTACTCGGTGGCGTGGTGCTGCCCTCGTTGACTACGTGAACTGATCGTGGATCCTCGTACTCAATCTTTGTTGATGGCTGCAGGTAGCGGGGCTCCTGCTGTACAGATAGGCACTGTGTTGTGGCAAGGCACCAATGACAGCTCAGTCACATTGACGCCTGGATCGACGACATACACCACCAGCGGCAATACAGACGGTGACCAGACCTACGGGGACACAGTGCCAACCGTTACGGCGACGGGGTGGTATTTAGACGTTCAGCTTTTGCAGGGCTTCGACAGTTCGCCAACTCGTGTTGCTTGGCTCGGCGTGTGCAACACGACAGCGGCTTTTAACTACACAGCATCGCCACGACCGTATACGGGCTGGTATTGGAGTGGAGCTATTTGGTATCCACCAAGTAACACAGACAGCACCAACGCTAGCGCATTGACTGCTGCTACATATCGCATTGCCATGCGAAGTGAATCAGGGACGCCGAAGATCTACTTCCGCAAAGTTGGCGGTGCTGTTCGCGGCCCCATCGATGTACCCACTGGTACACTTCGTCTGATGATGTTAGGCCAAGGAGGTTTTCCCCTTCCGGAAGCCACTATTCTCAACTCAGGTGCCGTCTACGAGGGCGGTGGAGGACTTTTCTAATGTTCATCAACATCTCCACACTGGAATACCCAGTCAGCTTTGAACAGATCCGACAGGCCAATCCCGGCGTATCGTTTTCGGCTCCACCCGTAGACGGTGATGTGCGCCCCTATGGCTACGCACTCGTGCGGCAGTCGGAAGCCCCAACGCCAGGCGCCACTGAAACGCTTGTAGAGGCTACCCCTGTCGAAATCGACGGAACATGGACTCAGCAATGGACCATACGTCCCGCTACAGACGAAGAATTGCTGCTGCGCTGCAAATATCAGCAATTGTGGGACGGTCTTTTGATCTCTGCTGCCTATCAAAAGATACGCAGTCAAGCGTGTTTGGACCTCTCCTTAAACGTGGCGTGCACAGAGTTCATGGCAGCCATGAGTGACGCTAAGTCCGGTCGTGCTAATCGCAATGCGCTACAAGCCTGCATTAGCCTTGTACTTGCTGCTGCTAATTTAGACGAAGCAGACCTGCAAGAACTTAAACAGCTCTTTGTAGATGCCAATATGGATGGCGTGTATAACTTAAGCTAGGTGCTTTCGCCCTGCTCACTAATTAACTCTTCTACCATAATAAAAACAACCAAAAAAATGCCTACCTTTGGAGCTGATCAGCTTTCAGGAAGGATCGTCGGAAACTTCTCGTACTTCGCATCAGAAGCGCGGATGGCCAGACCTTTAACGAAAGGTCGTCCGCCCTTCGAGAACGATTTAATGCCATCGATTTTCAACTGGTTTTGACAGCAGTCCATCACCAATGAAATGAACCGTTTCTGACCCACTGGCTTAGAACCAGTGTCCTCACAGTAGGAACAGTAGCTGGCGTACAGGTGATATTTTGAATTGCAATACCGCTCCTGAGCATCTTTAGCGGCTGGAATTTTCTTACCGACTGCAGTGGTCGCCTTCTCATCCCGCACGATCTCCGACTGTAACCACTCCACTAGGTTGTTACTGTTGAGCAGGATCTCATTCCGCACCCGCTGGAGTGAGGGAACCATTTCGTAGGTGTCGAGCAGGTATTGACGCATTTCATCGTCGCTCATCTCTAACACCCAGTTCACCAAGCCGGGTAAATAATGCTTCCATAAGCCCTTTACGATGCCTTGATCGAGCTTAATCATTTCCTTGGCTTCCGAACTCTTGTCGTAAAGCGGGCGGTTGAACTCGACGGTGAGGCGGCGACGGCTCAAGCCACTGGTGTTATCCGTTGTCTGGATCGGTTCGTTGGCTACTACCATGACCATGCCGGTATAGACGAACGGCTCTCCAACGTTCTTATTTTTCTCCTCAAAGCGGAGGTTGTCACCACCGGTCAAGGCCTTAAAGATCTGGGCAGAACCGCCGTAACGCTCCGAATCATTGATCAGCGTCATCCGCTTACCCTTGATCGAAGCAACCTCAAACCGGCTTTGCTCAAGCTGATTCAAGGTTGTACTGGCATAATTTCCCGAGCCAACCATGGCGCAGCAGAGGTTAGCGAACGTAGATTTACCACGACCACCAGGACCGATCACCTCGAGGAACCGTTGCAGCTCCTGGCCTTGAGCTACCAAACAGGCTCTCAACCATGCCCGAAGCACCTGGACCCGACCTTCATCTCCGTATTGTGTACGCTGCAGCCAGTTGATGATCGGACCGGGGTCAGCACCGGGATCGTAATCAAAATCGAGACCCCAGGTAATGTGATTATCCCGGTCATGCTCGAGGAATTCACCAGTATTGAGCTCTAGAACCCCATTCTTGAAGGCGAGCTTGTCGGGTTCATCATCCCAATAGTCGTGAAGGAGGTACGCTTTGGTGAGATTAGCGACATCATTCAGTAGGTGAGAGGTAAAACCACCTGGCACCTGTACAGAACGTTCAGTTACAAATAAGTCTTGAATGGTGTACTTATATTCGTTGGCGTGGCTTTCTCTACGCCATGTTCCTCGGTCCTTCTCATAGAACATGAAGGTGTCAAACTTCGGGTCGTAGAGCCAACCGCATTGTTTCATCATTACGGTGACGGTTTCCGCGAGTTCAGAAGCAGGTGGTGTACGTGGTTTACCCTTCCCGCTACTGCGTTGACGCACCTCATCCTCTTCGTCTTCGTCAGGTCCGCCCAGTATCTCATTGATTTTACGGTTGAGGTTATAGCCTCCTCGTCCAATCGTCGGCTCTTCGTCATCACTGAACAGTTCAGCAGCTTTCTGGGCCAGTACTTCAGGTGATTCAACGACGAATCCACCCAGATCGATGAAACCATCTTCCTTTGCTTTAGCACGCAAAGTCTGGAGACCTCTGGCGCCGTCAGGGCTTGGTCCACCAGGAAGACGATCAAACGAACGCCACTTATCCTCACAGACACCGTCTTGGAAGTTATCGGCCTGAGCAGACCACTCAACCCAGTCCTCGAACAGATTCTCCGAGACCTGGTGGAGGGACATGCCAACAGCAAGCCAC